CCACAGCTTTTTAAATTTGAATTTAAGCTCATCTCTAGAATATCATCTTGAATATGTTACAAATTCAAGCTAGGGGAAACATATGAGCGAAATTGCACCATCCATTATCCAGATAAAGCCATACCTTCAAAAAGGTTTTGTTTTATCTGAGGTTATGTCTATCAAGCTAGTTGTACCATCAACTCACATGCTTGTCCCCTATGCACTCGAAAAAATTTCCGCTGGTTTCCCCTCTCCAGCACAAGATTATGTTGATAAAGCGCTCGATATGAATGAGCACTTAATCAAAAATGCAACTTCAACGTTTATTGTCAAAGTTGCCTCACTATCAATGCTCAATGCAGGTATAGATATTGATGACGAATTGATTGTGGATCGAAGTCTTGATGCAAAGCACGGCGATATCGTTATTGCACTAATTGACAATGAATTTACCGTAAAGCGATTAATGATAGATGAGAGCGGCCAATGGCTTAAAGCTGAAAATCCAGAATTTAAAAATATCTATCTACAAGAAGGCCAAGAACTAATTATCTGGGGCGTTGTCACTCATATCATTAAAATGACAAGAAAAAGATCATGAAACATGAGAATAAAGTCTTTTTTCTCATAGACGTCAATAATATGTATGTCTCATGTGAGAGAGTCTTTGATCCAAGTTTAAATGATAAACCTGTCATAGTTCTATCTAATAATGATGGTTGCGCTGTTGCTCGCAGCAATGAATCAAAAGCGTTAGGCATTAAAATGGGTGTGCCTCTTTTTCAAATTAAAGATATTGTTCAACAACATAACGTACTCGTACTTTCAAGCAATTACGCAATGTATGCAGAAATGTCGAGACGTTTTCATAAGATTCTGAGCTCGTACGTAACTGCAGAAGAAGTTGAACCGTACTCTATCGATGAGTGTTTTGTTGACTTTTCTGCTTATGAGAAGAACTTTGATTTAGAAAAAGTTGGTCAGCAAATGCGTCAACAAATATGGAAATGGCTAGGCTTACCTGTTTGTGTTGGGATCGGCAGAAGTAAAACAGAAGCAAAGATTGCAAATCATATTGCAAAGAAAAACCCCGGCTTTAACAGCGTTTGCGATCTGGTATCAATGGATCCATGCAATAAAGAATATTACTTCTCACTTATCGATGTTTCAGAAGTTTGGGGCGTTGGACGTAAGCACTCTAAAAAGCTTCAATCGATGGGTATTAATACAGTGCTTGATCTAGCTTGTGCTGAACCTAGAGAAATGCAAAAAAAATTTTCTATCGTCATGGCCAGAACCATTTACGAACTGCAAGGTATCTCATGCATTGAGATTGAACATACTCCCCCATCTAAAAAGCAAATCGTTGCAAGCCGGTCTTTCGGTGGTCGCGTAACTGAATTAACGGATCTAAAAGAAGCTATCTCTATGTATGCTCAAGATGCTTGTAAGAGATTGCGCGATGAAGGGTTACTATGCGGATGTATGATTGCTTTTGTACAGTCAAATCCTTTTGACCCAAATTTGCCATTTTACAATAAATCTATTACAGGCTCTTTTTCAGAACCGACTGACTGTGCTGTAGATTTTGTTAGAGCAGCGACAAAGATGTTGAATGATATCTACAAAGAAGGAATTAAATATAAGAAGTGCGGTGTTGTGCTGACAGGTTTAGAGCCGAAGTCTGGCCATACTTACGACTTGTTAACTGACTTTGAGCATATAGAGAAAAAGGAATGTTTAATGCAGGCTATGGATGGTATCCATAGTAAGTTTGGAAAGAAAAAATTAGGTGTTGGACCATGTTTTGTTCCTGGTCGGAACTGGTCGATGTCGCGGGATAAATTGAGTAGAAACCCTTTTAGATGGGATGAACTGTTAGAAATAAAATAAAAAATATATCTTTAATTCAAATTTAATATGGTAAATATATATATTTATTATTAATAAAGGAATTTATATGAATAGCGAATTAACTTTGGCAGAATCGCTTCTCTATTCAACTGTAAAGATAACTTCAACTTTACGAGGACAAATAATAGGAACAGGAACAGGTTTTTATACAAGTTTTCGAAAAACTAGTGAATATATTGCACCAGTGTTAATTACAAATAAACATGTTATTAAAAATGCAGATAGTATAGTTATTCAATGTCACTTAAAGGACCCTAATCATAATAGACCTTCAGGAAACTTAATTAACGTTTCCATATCTCTAAATAATATTGTTTTTAATCATCCAGACTCAAATATTGATTTATGCGCTATATCCTTGTTTGATTTAATTAATCAAACCAATAATGATGGAAAAGTAATATTTGTTTCGCCTATTCATATGTCTTGGATCCCCGATGAATCTGACTGGGAATATTTTGATGCAATTGAAGAAGTTACCATGATTGGTTGCCCAAATGGGTTATTTGATAGCGTTAATAATTTACCTTTAATAAGACAAGGGGTAACTGCTACTAGCCCAAATAAACCATACAACGGAAAACAAGAGTTCATGGTCGATATGGCTTGTTTCCCTGGTTCTTCTGGATCTCCAATTCTCTTATATAATCCAACAGGATATTTTAATAAGAGAACAGGAAGTTATATTTTGGGTCAAATCAGATTAAAGCTCATAGGTATCTTATATGCAGGTCCTCAAATATCAAATACTGGACAAGTAATTCTAAATAAAGGCCCTCAATTTGAAGTATCTTCAATGATGCACTTGGGGATTGCTATTAGATCCAGTGAGCTCAAAAAACTAGAAAAAATCTATATTTCTACCTTCTAGTGAATATATTTAAGTATCAAAAGAAAAATTTTTCATAAGCAATGTAATTTATAGCAAATTCAAATTAAAATCCGGTTCGCGATCCAGCCATAGAAAAATTGTTCTTGGCTAGGGTTGCGCTCACAGATTTCAATGTAACGTTGCCCTTGCATGATATTAAGAACACGCACCAGGACTTTTTCGCCGTCTTTGCCACGTTTGGCCAGATATGTTTTAAGAGCACCTAAGGTATTAGAGCCATACACTCCATCCACTTTCAAATCAGCATATCCTGCTTTGCCCTGATTATTCAGTAGGTTCAAAGCACGCTGTAAAAGTGGTTTTGCGAAGTTGATACCACAGTTCACACCCGTATCTAAAAGCTCTTCAGCTACAGCAGAGCTAATAGTATTCACCTGATCAAAATGTGGTTCAATCCAGTACTGCTTTTTATAAATTGCTTTGGCCACATCAAGCGGTAAATCTTTCATATTTCCCTTATAGCCGTTAGTTCGAGCTACCGCTTCAGTAATACCGTATTTAGTGGCACCTCCTCGATCGGCAGGATTATTTACGTAGCCGCCTTCACGTTTAATTAACTCTTCAAGATATTGTTCAATGTTCATTTCACTTTTCCTTAGGTAATAAAAAACCGCCCGAAGGCGGAATTAACTGTTTTCAATGTCTTTTCTGGCTTTCTTAAATTCTTTGATCACTTCAACGATCGTTTTACCTTCCTGCTTATCAATGAAGTTAGAGATCCACCGGACCAAAGCCCAACCAGGTAAACCACAAACAAAGAAGAATCCACCCAGTGCTATCATTCCCCATACATCGGTTACCCACTCATGAAGCCCCCACTTCACGATAATGAATGAGCCACCTGCAAGGCTTGATACGACCGTACAAATCAAACCAACTGCCCACTCTTGTGGTGAGCGTGGCATACGAGTCATTAATACAACTGCTGCAACTAGTGCGACCGCTAAAGTCACCATAATTGCTGCCCCGTAGAATTTTAAAAGTGCTGTTAAACCGCTTGTTGAAACTGGTTCCATGCCTTACTCCAGATTTTTGGCAATAAAAAAGCACCCGTATTGGGTGCTAACGAATTAATTTAAATTAAGCTTCAGAAGTACTTTGAGTAATCTGATTTGAATAATTCCAGACTGTATCCTTCCATACATCCCGTGCAGCGACACGTATATAATATGGCGTTGTTGATTGTAGCCCTCCTATCGTTTTTGTAATCTCTGAGCCTGACCATGTAGGAGGCATTGTTGTTGGGTCAAAGTTAGGATTATTGCTGAGCCAAATTGCATAATCTTTAAGATCTGGAGCCTCACTAGGGATCCAGCTCACTGTTATAGAGTTCGTCGAAGCAGATGTATATATGTTAGATAACACTGGAGGGACAGGATTGCTAATACTTAATTCAGCGAAGGCACTAAGTTGGTCACCATTTTTACTCGCAACACGGATTGTGTAAGAACGGCCCAAACCATCTTGCGAGCCTGTAAATTATTTTGTGTAAGTTCCATTTTTTATAAATGATCTTTTAATCGATCATCGAACTGAATCGTAAACCAATTCATTGCTAAACGCCAATTTTGAATTGGCATCGTCCATTTCTTCGC